AGAGTTTGCTGTTAGTGTTCTGCTTAAATACGCATCTGCACTTGAACGTAAGCGTAGACTAGATTCTAGGTTATAATCTGCACCACCTGTAGATATGGCATTACTGTTTTGTAATAAACTCATTTATTTCCTTAACTATAACTTGCACTAACAGTGAGATATGCGTTAGTACCATTATCAAAGTAAGAGATTAAATATACCCCTGCTGTTGAGATGGTTGTTAAATCTGTTGCAGTAATTTTAGTAGTTGCTGCTGCTGTAATTGCATAGCCACTTGAGTTATCTAATAACACATAACCAGACTGACCTGCTGTGTGGTTAGTAAAGGTCAATGTACCACCTGCTGTAGGTGTGCATGAGAAGTTATTAGTTACATTCTGGTCAAATGATAAGTCATTGTCTGTAGTAACAGTTCCTCTAAATGGTGCAGTCAGAGTATCTGCTACATCTGCTTTTAATGTATCAACATCATACGCTTGTACAGATACACCAATATCAGAAGTACCTAAATAATCTGTTCCACTAATAGCTGATGAAATATTACCTGCTCCATCTGATTTAACTATTCCTGTAATAGCCCCAACAACTGGATCAGTTTCAGTATAGCTAGTAAGATACCCTACTGTAGAATGATCTCCCCAACCATAAGCTGTATCCCAGTTTGTTTGATTTGCTGTTGTAGGGAGTGAATACCCTGTATCAAACGCTACAGCTAATGTACCATTTGTTGTAATAGGGCTACCTGTCACTGTAAATCCAGTTGGAACTGTTGCAGCTACACTTGTCACTGTACCTGTGTAAGTCTCAGTAGTTAAGTATCCACTGTCATTAGTCCACTGGCTAATGTTACCTGATTTGTTTGTTAATGTATCTGTAGAACTAGCTGTAATAAAGCTAGATAAATCTGGTGGAGTATATGTAAACACACCATTAGTATTATTGTAAGCTAAGGCAGGTGAACCTGCTGCTGCTGTAGATACAGATAAGTCTGTATACTGTATTCCTGTATCTGTATCAGAATCATTTACCCAAACTGATCCATTGTATTTAAGAACTTGGTTTGTACTTGGAGTTGTTATTGTAACATCTGTTATGTCATTTAAATTAGCAACAGTAGAAGGAGTATATCCTAATGCAGTAGTTACATCTGCTGATGATAAAGTTACTGCTCCTGTTCTAGTATTAAATGAAGTTACAGATCCAGAAGCTGTAAAAGCTGCTGCATTCCAAGAAGACCCATCCCAAATATATAAAGAATTAACCCCAGTGTTCCAATATAAAGCCCCTACTTGAGATGTTGTAGGAGGAGAGGCATATGCTCCAAGATAGGTTGTAGCAAAAGTAACAACATCAGACACATTGGTTGCAACTGTAGTAACATCATTAATATTAGTAGCAACAGTGTTAACATTAGTTTGATTTGCTGCTGTTAAAGTAAGCTGTAACCATGATGTTGTCCCTAAATCATAAACATACATAATATTAGATGTAGTATTAAAATAAAGAGCTCCATCTGTTAATGGATCACCATCATTGTCTACAGTAGGAGCAGTGGTTTTAGCTCCTAAATATTTATCATCAAAAGTATCTACATAAGCGGCAGCTTCTGACGCACTATTAGCTGATGCTGTGGCACTATTAGCTGAATTAGTCGCACTTGTTGCTGCAGCTGTTGCTGAATTAGCTGCATTAGTTTCGCTAGTCGCAGCATTAGTTGCTGAAGTACTTGCAGAACTTGCTGAACTTGCAGCTGCTGTTTCTGAACTTGAGGCATTTGTTTCTGCTGTTTCTGCAGCTGTTTGGGCATTTAAAGCTGCGTTTTGAGAAGATAAAGCAGATGTAGCTGAGTTAGCAGAGGCAGTTGCACTAGAAGAAGCTGATGCTGCACTTGTAGAGGCACTACTTGCTGATGAGGCTGAATTAGTTGCACTAGTGGCTGCTTCACTTGCTTTAGTAGAAGCTGTACTAGCACTAGATGCCGCACTGGAGGCACTAGCAGATGCCTCAGCAGCTTTTGTGGTTGCTACTGTAGCTTCATTTGTTGCATCTGTTGTTGCATCACCTGGTCCACCAGGTCCTCTATATATAGCCATATTTATTCCTTAAAGAGTTTGTTTAATACGCTTTCTTTTTTGGTTGATTTTGGCTTTTCTGCTTTAGGAGCAGTTTCCTCAACAACTTCATAACCTTGATGATGTTTCATAGATTCGATATCTACCTCACTTACGAATTCTACTACTTCTCCACTTACCTTATCCTTAAATTTCATTCTTATCTCCTTTATGTTTATGCTTACTTAATAAATAAGCATAAAAATAGCCCCTCCTTTGCAGAGGGGCATATTGCATTACGCAGGAACTACTAATGCGAAAGCAGAACCATCACGCAATTCTTTAACACCATAGAGTGTATCTGCAGTGTAAAGAGTACCTAAGTATTCTTGCTTGTATTGTGTTTGAGAACGAACACCTTGTTGTTCAACAAGAACTGCTGCGTCTCTATGACCCATTAAGCAAACTCTGTCTGCGTCTGAGCCTGTTGCTGTATCACAGTTAGATGATACGAATACTGGCATACCATAAAGGTTACCAACTTCGCCATTTCTAATTGTGTTGCTTGAACCAACTTCACCTACAAAAGCTTGTTCAGTATAACGAGCAATGCCCATTAATGTGTTACGAGCTGATGGAGGAATTAAGAAGAAACGACCTTCCATTGGAACGTCATTGTCGTCTAGTCTTTGGATAATACGACGAATAGCTGCATCGGTTAACGCTGCACCATTACCTGCGTTGGTGTTAGCAGTTGCATCATATGCTGTTGTACCATCTGAACCAATGTAAGCACCATCATAAGCAGCTGTGCCATCACCACCATTGAAACCACGACCTAATTGAATAAGTGAAGAATCAACTTGTTTAGCTAAAGCATAACCTGCATCATCTGTGTAGAATCTACGTAATGATGATAATGCTTGTACTTCTGTAATGTCTTCGATTAAGCGTGAGTATTCATAATGCTTGTCGATTGATACAGTTTTTTCGCCTTCAGTTGCTGCTTGAAGTGTTACTTGTGTATTAGCAGCTTTTAAAGATGCTGTGCCTCTTGTTGGTTCTGGAATGTGAACTGTGTCACCTTTCTTACCAACGAAAGCCATTTTTTTCATTAAATTTGCTGCTACTAAGTTTTTCTTATAAGCAGCTACAATCTCGTCCGACCATATTTCAGGTATAAAGGTTGCAGCTGTCGTTGTAGTTACATGATTTGAGCCTAAAGCCATCTCAGTTTCCTTTCAAAAATGTTAAATTACTCTCCCTTCTCGGTAAGCTGCCATAATCTCATTGGATAAAGCATCATATCGGTCAGGATCTGTTTGCATAAGTTTAATAATATCGCTACGACGATATTTCTTTTTAGAAACAGGTTCGTTTGTACCATTACTGCCTACATCAGCAGCTTTCAATTGTTGATCTCTGTCAACTTTTGATGTTTCAGCTACTTTTTTCGTAATATTTTGTTTTTCATTCCAAGTTGAAAGTAATTCTTTAGCAGAATCGTAATCAAACTGTGTTTCAGCTCGGGCAAATAACTCAGTACGCACTTTAGATGATTTAATCCATTCGGCAAATTCTGGATTTTCAACAGTTGTCTGTATATCTGGGAACTCAGACTGTAATTTAGCTAATGTTTCTGATCGTTTCATAGCTAAAGCAGCTTGTTGAGCTTCTTTAATTGCAGGATGACTGTCTATTGCTTTCTTTACAGCTGAATTAGGTTCTGTAAAAAAATCATCATCATTTACTTCTGTTTCTTTTGTGTCTGAATCTTTTGATGTTTGAGTTTTAATAAAATCATCCACCACTTTTCGGAGCTCTCCTACTTCACTTCCTTGACGTCCAATTAACTTTTCAGCTTCTTGGTGCATTAGGACAATATCTTTAAGAGATTTTCCTTTGTACTTCTCGGGTAGATCTTCTTCTGGTTTAGTTTCTTCCTTAGCTTCGACTTCGGGCTCTTCTGCAGGTGTTTCTTCTGCCTCTTTACCCATCTCGTCTAATGAAGAAGCCTCCACTTTCTCTTCTTCTAAAACTTCATCAATTAATTCTGCCATATTATTTTCTCCTGTGCTGTTAGCATTTTAGGAAAGAAGCTAAGAATATTTTTTCTTAGTCTCTTCTGCAAGTTTTTGATAATGCTTTTTATCCCATCTTCTTGCTGCATCTGGGAAGCTACCTGTAACACCCTCTAAGTTAACTCTAGGTGCACTAACTATTTTGTCAGCGTTAGAGTTACATTTTGGGCATGGGATAGTTTTTGTGTATTCAGTAAGTTCTTCAAATGAATAATCACATGATGAACAATGAAACTCAAATAACTTTCTCATCTTTTAACTCCTCATAGGTTTGTTCTGAGACTTGTTGTAAGCTCAGAATCCATTGAAGAATATCTAATTGTCCTTTTCTTTTATGAAAATCCTCAAAATTTTCTACAGTGTTAATAGCATTGTAGCTATCATAAATATCTTGAGCATCTTCAATAAAATCTTTCCACCCTTTTGTAGACATGGTGGAAAATCTTTCTTCGTAATATTCTTGCAGTTTTTTATCCACTATTGCACCTTTCTAAACTTTGTGTTATAATAGTAGGTTTATATAATAATTATACCACAGATGTCCTACTTTGTCAAGTTCTTCATGTTCTTCTGCATCTGTAACTCAACAATCTCACGATTTTGATCCATATCAGCTTCTTTTAGCATTAATTCTGCTATTTTAGCTCTACGATCAAACTCGGCTTGAATCTTGTCATCTTCATTTGGAAGATTAGTAGAGATAGCCTGTAATATTTTTGCTCTAACCTCTTCAGGTTTAATTGAAGCCTCTGCAAGATCTTTTGTAGCCTCTGCTTTATTCATTTCAACTTCAGAAGCAGTCTTAGCAATATCCACTTGAGCTTTTTGCATTTGTAGTTGCATAACTTGAGCTTTAATTTGCTCTTCTTGTGGGTTAGGCTGATTCATTTGATCTAACATTTGTAATAACTGTTGTCTATTACCTAAGCTAGATGTTTCAACAACACCTCTTAGTAATACAGGTAATACAGGACTGGTTGGTCCTAAAGTTTTCATTAGATTAATGTACTGCATTTGTTCTACTTCACGAGCTAACATTCCTAGTGTAGATGATGGAACAAACTTCCAATCTTTAACTGGGAAATGTTCTGGATCAAACTGCATAAATCTCCATGCAGCTTTTTCAATAAATGGAATTAAGAATTGATCTTGGAAGTTAACTAGAGTACGTTTGTTTCTTTTTAGTATTCCAGATAATGTGATAGATAATTCACCCCCTGTTGGAACAGTTTGCATACTTGCTGTATCTAGTGTTCCTGTTGCTTGTAATAACATATTCTCAAATGCTTGGGCTGTTTGGATGTTACCACCATCTGTTGCACCAAACTTAAATGGCATTAAGATTTCAGCAGGGTTACCATTAGTTAAAACAGATTTACCTGGCTTAACTTCAAACTTACTTCCTCTAGGTAGTCGTGTTGCATCCATACCCATCATAGGAACTGTAGTAAGAGCTAAAGAATCTAAATGGCTACGCAACTGAGCATCAATAGCTTTTTGCATATTGTAGCCTTTTTCTGCAATACCTCTACCCCAGAATCTATTAGGCACAGTGTCATCTTGATAAGCTAAGATAGGACGATCTTTCATCATGTAAGGTGATCGTTCTGCTTTAAGCAGTTTGCTATCATTTCCGATAACAACAATAGCTTCTACTAAGTTGCCATACTCTTCCATGAGGTCTGAAACTTCTTCAGTTTCAAATAAATCTTCTACATTGTCTCCTTCAGGAGCGTCAAGTAATTTTTCAGGGACAAGACCATAGTAACGAACAATTTTAACTTTGTCATCGTTGTACTCTGTATCAATCCAACTTGCTTCTAAATCTTTATCTGGTGCAGCATCATCATTGATGTCTACATTAAAGTAAACACCATTAGCAATGTTTTCTGCTACTTTGTGTGCAGAGACAAACTCTTCAATGGCTACGCCCATAGCATCTTCAATTGAAGTTGCTGTTGGGTCAATAAGAAAGTTTTGAGGAGATACAGGTTTAAGGGTTACATTTACTTTTTCTTTTTCTTCTACACCTACAGCAACAGCTCCTACATCAGGAAGAGGTTGAGTAGCAGGAACAAGTTCTTTTGTTTTTTTAATAACAATTTCACCAATACCTGTACCATAAATTGAAGCTAAAAGAACAACATCACCTACAGCTTTTCTTACTTTGTTCTTTTTGAAGCACTCCTTCATGTAGCCTTTCATGTACTCAATATCGCCTTTGTCTTGGTCCATCATGTCATCTTCAATATCGAATAGATGATTACCTTGTCCAAAAACTGCTTCTTCAATCTCTGCTGTATGGTTTTCTATGGCTTGTTGTAAAGCAGGAGAAGTGATTCGGCTTCTTTCAGAGTCTCTTAGTCTGTCTTCGGCTGCCCACTCGCCTCGCCAAAGTCTTTCATACTCTTTCCAGTCTGGTAAATAATTTGTATCTCTATGGTCTCTCCAATCTTGAAGAGTGCCATTTAACCAACTTACTAACTTATCTTGTGCCATAGTTTTCCCTTTTAATATCCTGATACCATATCAATTACTTCAAATTCTTCTTCCTCATAGTCTTGGAAGTAATCAACAACTTGAATTTGATCTATATAAGCCAAAGCATCCACTAAGTCGTCATGTAACTGACTATTAGGAAAGTTGACCAACTGATCTATAAATTCATTGTTCCATTCTCCAAAGTTTAGTTTGACTTTACGATGTTCAAATCTACCTTGAAGAGCCCAAACAATTCTGTCTGTTTTCTTTTGATTGCCATGAGTGCAATCATCAATTCTAAAATAAAAATTATTCTTACGCATTAAATCCATCATGTAGGGAAGCACTGCGTTTTTTAAACTTCCTTTTTCAATTCCCACACTAATGGGTTCATACTTCATTACTGCTCGAATAATTTGATTACAAGTTTCTTTAATATCCCATCGACCATGTAAGATGTCGGCTACCCACCATCCATTATCATTTACTTTTACAACAGCAATGGCTGTTTCATCTAATCGTTTATTCTTACTTGTTGCTTCTTTATCAACATTAATAAAACCTGCTAAGTCTACTGCAATGAAATATCGCCCATCATCAGGCTCATTGTCATCTATCTCAATCCACTCTTCTTTAAAAATATCTCTACTTGCTGCTTCAAACGAAGCTAAGAACTCTTGCCTAAATGCAAAACTACTCATTGAGTTTTTAGCTGCATCTACTTCAGAAGCAGGTATTAATGGATTATCGTATGATGTATAATGAAATGAACTCCATTGGTCATCTCTTTTTGATTCAGCATATTTAAACAACTCGTAAAAATGGTTACGCCCTTTAGGTGTACCAATGAATAATGCTTTACCTTGTACATCAGCTAATGCAGGTCGTAAGATCTGCTCCCATACGTTGGGTTTAATGTCAGCGTATTCGTCAATAACACAAAAGGCTAAACCAACTCCTCGAAGTGTGTCTGGTCTATCTGCCCCTTTTAAATAAATCTTGCGATTGTTAACAAGAGTTAAGACTGAAGTGTTTTCGTGGGCTGACTGAATAACCTCATGCCCTAACTCTTTTAACAAACTCCAAAGAATATCTTTGGCTTGTTGGTAAGTGGGTGCAACATAAAAAACATCTTTAGAAGTGCTTTTTAAAGCTTCAATCAAGAGCATCCATGCTGCTAACCTTGACTTACCAAATCGTCTACCTGCGGCTACAATTTTAAACCGAGTTGTGTCATTAAAAACTTCTAACTGCTTATCATGCAGTTTTACTTTTAAACTAGTCATCTACACCTAAATATTGTTTAGCTTTTTTAAATAATTCTAACTGACGAGGTGTGTAATATTTATCTTCCCACTGGTTAAAAATATTACCTCTGTAGAATCCAGGCATCCCTGACGCATCTAGCCACTCTTCAAAAGGTCTTGTTTCTTTTTTACCTAATGAAACTTTGTCTCCACTTTCATCAATAAAGTAACCTTGTTTATAATCTTCGTATTGTCGTTTAAGAAAATCTTTTTGTTCTCCTGTTAACGACTTTTCTATTTCTTTATAACTTGACATTAACACTGGATCAGTGTAAATGCCATAATGAGAGACATAGTCTCCAAGAACATCAATTGGTCTTGTCATTGGACTCCTTATATCAACTCCAAACTTGTCTATAGGAAATTGCTCAGGTCTAGGGTATTGTTCACTACCTACCTCTTGAGGTGGATAGAACTCTAGCATTCCTTGTTTTCTATCTGGATTGTATGCTACTCTTAAATCTTTATCTTGAAGATAAGGGTATTGCTGTTCTGATCTTCTTTTAAACTCTGAAGCTGTGTTAGGTATTAACGCATATGGAGTAAACTCATTAGCCATTAGTATTTATATTCCATCTGTACTTGATCTATGGGAAGAACTTTAGCTTTTTCTTTTTCAATCATTTCAGCAGCTATGCGATACACATCTTCTTCCGACTTAGCTTGGTCAGCTATTCGTCTTCCAAGTTCATTGTTAAATAAATCCATTTGGCGTTCTGCCTCTCCTTGACCTCGTCCTCCCAACACTGGAAGGTATCTAGACTCATGTAAGTCACCAAGCATTTTTGCTATAGAAGGGTAGTTACGCTGTAGATTTGCCTGCCACACTAAATGACGAAAAGCATCCCTCTTTCCTCCAGGAAGCTCTTCTCCATATCTTTTGATGGCTTCTTTATCAGCATAGTCTCCCATGATGATGGCATAAGGTGTAAACGTATCACTCATTTTCTTCTGTATATTCTCCGTCAATGACTTCTTCTTCCTCTTCGGAAGATATTTTTGTTTCTCCTACTCCCATAATCTGGATGGAGATTTGGTTGTTCTTCCCTTTCATCTTAGAAATGTAATCGGATGGGAGAACACGATCCATTACAATCTTTAAACAAGCCATCTGATCTTCATCATCATCATCCAGAGCTTTGTCTAATACTTTCTGAACAATGTACTTACCTTTTCTTCCAAGCATCTCTGCCAACACTTCTTGACTTCTCGCTTTCTTGCTTTGTGGAAGAATAGCCTTACTCTTTGCTGCTTTCTTGGTAATTCGTTTATTGGGGAGAATGGGAGGAAGTCCCTCTTTAGCCCGTTGTATATTTTCTCTTACTAAGGCAGGTCTACCTGCTCCAGGTCTACGACCACCTCTTCGTTTTGGTTTCTCTTCAGAAACAGCTTTCTCAACTTCAATCTTTACTTCTTCAGACATTTCTTTACCCATTTAGGAGAATACATAATAATTATACCATAGAAGACTAAGATTGTCAAGTAGTATCTAAGAATGAAGATAGTTAAAAAAGAAGCTTGACAAAGAAGCTTCTTTAGTATATAATATAATAATTAATATATATATAATTAATAATAAAATATAATATATATAATATATTATATTTTATAATATATATATAATATAATAATAAAAAAGCCAGACTTGTGATCTGGCTTTTTAATGTATTTAACAATAATTACTTATTGCATACGTACATTGTTACTTCAAAACCGAATCTCATTTCGGTTGCTGATGGTTTAGTCCACATAATGGTCTCCTTTTGTTAGAAAATAGAACGATTTCTCATTCTTAGTAATATTATACTCCTTTTTCAAAGAAACGTCTTGCGTGTTTTCATTAGAATACTCTCGTGGTAATGCGGAGGGTGGTGTAACAGCCCGACGCAAATTGTCAACTCTTTTTTTTTTATTTTTAATAATGTAATTGGGCAGACCCCCTTTTTTCCTTCTCGTATATTTAGCGTGGTACTGTGATTATTATAGCTAAACAAAAATACACCCCCCCCTGATAAGTTTTATTTATCACCTATTTAACTTACATTTGCTTAATAATTAATCAATTGTTAACCTGTAATTATAAAAGTGGTAACATTAAATTAATATTTAATCAAATAATAAACATTAATAAAGAAAATTGGTTTATAACTTTTTCAATTCGATTGGAAATTTTATAAGAGAATCTATTTTACGATACCACTAGAGGTTATATAACGAATAATTATATGGGCATATTAGAATATAACTTAAACATATAAAGCATTGATAATATTAAACATTTTTGAATTCAAGTTTGAAACGAAAATTAATCAAAAAAACATTCAAAAACAATCAAAAATCCATTAAAATATAGGGTGGAAAATCAATATTTATTGATTCTTTTTTAAACATTTAAAAGGGGTTTTAAATGAAAGCATTAAATTTAACAGATAGACTATTTAAGAATTGTTTGGGTGGGCATACTAAAAGTTCGGCTCTCGATGGGCTGAGAAGTATCATTCATTCAAACACTAATTTCTCAATTAAACCTTTGCCGAGAGATTATGATTATTATTTTCAAGGGTCGAATCGAGATCATTTGAAAATTATAATGAGAGATCGGAAGAAGAACGGAAAAGCTTTAAGCCGTTATATTCGAACCATTCAGAACGAACCAAACATTGAATCAAAAACACAGTTAGCAGTAAGTTATCTAATTCATTTGAAATTAAATTATGATAATAAAACTATCAGTAAGATTGAACCACGATACTTCGAAATAGAAGAAAAGTGGAATACTGATGAATGGAAATACTTTGATATTAATTCGTTCGGCTACCCATTAGAATTGAGAGATCTTTTCTCTCAAATGAATATTTTGTTTAATGTTCATTATTCCTTAGCTGATGAATCATTGATTGCTTACTATCCATCATTAAAGCATTATCGAGATGGGCGAGAAGTTAGAACTCGGCTCGGCAAGTTCCTTGCAAGGTTTAAAGATGAATTCAAGCTCACTGATGATGCTATTAAAATCGTGGTTGATCGATTCAATGCTGAGATCGAAAAAGATCGAAATATTAAATTAACTATTTTAAACGATAGCGAATCGAATGCTGATGAATGGGCGAATGTTTACGAGAATGATTCGATCGTTCGTTCGTGCATGAGCAATAGGGGCGAAGCGATTAAAACCTATTGCACAGGAAGAAACGAACTATCTTTAGCTTTTTTAATGAATGGTGATAATAAAGTGGTTTCGAGAACCATCATAAGAACCAATAGCGATCCTGAATCTCATGGGTATATTCGCTTTTATCCATCCACTTCGGAAAATAAGTACTCTATATTGCTTAAAAATATGATTGCTGAAAAAGGGTTCATTAATCAAGTGGATCTTAATGGTGCTTATTTAAAAGCAATAGAAGATCATTCAGGAAATCACTATGCACCATATCTCGATGGTTCAGCGAATTACGCTGATTTTACAAGTGATACGAAGTTATTAATCATAGGTTATGAGGGCGATTATTGTTTGGACACAACACATGGTTATTTGGGCGAAGATATTGCTCATTGCTGTTGCTGTGATGAAACTCATCATCAAGATGACATGCACTGGATCAATGATGATACTTACTGCGATTCATGCGTAGAAGAAAATTTCAAATATTCTGAATATCACGATCAATATATAAGAAGTGATGATGCCGTTTGGGTTTCATGCAAAGAAGATTATTATTTTTATGATGATAGTTTTATTGTTTGGGTGGAAGATGAAGGCAAGTATTATCATATCGATGATGATGATATTGTTTTTCTTGAAAGAAAAGACAAATATGTTCATAGGGATAATGTTATTTATTCCGATTTTTATGATGAACTCATCCTTGAAAATGAATGCACTATAATTCTATTCTTTTTAAATGATAGTTTTATTTCGAATGAAATTCATTGCACAGAAAAAAACTGCCATTATAAAGATATAAAAATTTTACCAAATGGTGAACGAGTACATGAATCAGAATACGATCAATTTATTCACTTACTTAATACAAGGGGGTTTTAACAATGGAACTATTATTAGATGTTTTATCTTACAGGCGAGAACATGGTTCAAAAGGTGAACTCGCGTTCATAAATAAATATATGGATCAATTCGAAGTGCTAAAAGATCCTGATGGTGAGGTTTTAGCTTTTTATTGTGATAATCGATCTAAAGGGCAACGATTAATGTTCGTATCTCATATTGACACAGTTCACCATTCGAACCCTAGCCGAATAAAACAATCGATCATTCACGATAAAGAATTCGATATTATTTATTGCGATAAAAAAGAAGATTGTTTAGGGGCTGATGATGGTTCGGGGGTTTCTTTAATGCTCGAAATGATAAAAGCCGATATAAAAGGGTTTTATTTATTCACTAGGGGCGAGGAAAAAGGCTGTATTGGTTCAAAAGGTTTGGTTCAATATCATTCGAACTTATTATCTGAATTCGATCATGCTATCCAATTCGATCGAAAAGACGTGAACTCGATCATCACCCATCAAATGAATTTTAGATCGTGTTCTGATAGTTTTGGATCGAAACTTGTAAGTATCTTAAACCATTCGAATAAGTTTAATCTCGATAAAAATGGGGTTTACACAGATACAGCTGAATTCATTTCGATTATTCCAGAATGCACGAATATTTCGATCGGCTATTTTAATCAGCATACTAATAACGAATATCAAGACTATGCTTTTTATAAGTCATTACGGGATCATATTCTATCTATTGAATGGCACGAAATAACTTTCCCTGCCGTTCGCCCGATCGATTCAATGGAAACCTATTTCGCTGATGATCTTCGAACCATGAATTTTGAAGAAATAAAAGCATGGGTTCGATCAAGTACCGAAGAAGAAATTGCTCTTACAATCGAAGATCTGATGTTCGATCTCGAATATAGTTCGAGGGCATATAATGGCTATTAGATAGTATCTGATAGAACAATTAAAGCCCTCATAATCGAGGGCTTTTTTTTCGCCCATTGTTTTATCAAATGCCATTTATACATTAATTATTTAATAATCGATCAATTTTAGGGCTTATTTAAAGCCCATAGAACGATTTTATTTTAGTTTTAATACCATAACATCAATTTAAACTAAAATTTAGTAGCGATCGATTGTGCAATTTTTAGGGGTATAAAGCATTTTTAAGCTCATAGAGCGATTCTTTTTTTGGTTTAATGGTTATATATCAAAAAATATAAAAATTGATTCTGGGGCGATTGTGGGGATCGACTGTTTGAGGGGCTGAAACGACTTTTTGGAAAAATATTGGACTTTATTTAGCAAATGGTATTTTACTGGTAAATTTTTTTTCATTTTATTTTTTCAAAACTACTTGACTTTTATAAAAAGTTTATTATCATGAATATTGTTAAAGGAGAAAATTATGTTAGAGTTTGTTTTCTACGAAATTAGAAATCGTGATCAGGAAATTTTAGGGTACACTTTCGGACATGACTTTGTTCAGTGTTCTGAAAACGCTAGGAAATTTTATGGTGATGATATTTATTTTGTTGCACTTGATAGGGAGGATTTATGATATTACCTAATGAAATTAAATTAACCACTATCTTTAAAGATAAAAGTGGTAGAACAGTAATTGATACAGAACAAATGCTATATCAATTATTAGATAAAATTTACTTATTACATGAAGGAGATGATAATGTGGTTCGAAAGTAGTGTTTTTCGTGATGATAAATATCGTGGTGAAATAGAAGTTCCAGTTGAAGTGGAAGCTATTGTAGTTACATACAAAGATCCATTTGCAACAGGGGATAGTCCTTTACAATATGATGTTAAACTTAAAACAGTCATTGTTCACGACACAAGACAGTTTGATGATGGTGAAAACATTATTGATAAACTTGATCCAGAAGACTTTGAGTATTTTGAGGAACAAGCTATTGAGGAGTTTGAAAATGGGCAGTAGAAAATATGAAATACAAACTTACTCAGTTTGTGGGGGATGGGAAAATAATTGGAGTGATTCTGAAACAGAGAAATCCGTTGTTTTTAAATCCAAACGAGAAGCTAAAGAAGAACTTAAAACTTTTTTTGAAGAGGAAGAGGAAGCTTTCAAAAAGGGTTTTATTGCTTCTGTTACTAACAAAGATGATTTTAGAATAGTGAGGACTGACAATGCAAAAGATTAAATTTATATTAAAGCTTATCTTAGTATTTTTATTATTAAGTGCAGGGGCGGCTAGTTATTATTTATATGATAATATATCAGTATTATTTGGTAAACCATTACCAAGTAAGGTATTATGTATAAAGGGAATTGCTTTTAAACAGATTGATCCTTCATCAACTGTTTACCTTAAAACTGATTTAGAGTGCTACTCAACAGAAAAGAAAGTAATATATGCGATGTAAAGCTTGTAACAAAGTGTTGTCTGATTATGAGTCAACAAGAAAAGGTTTAGAAACTAAAGAATACATTGATCTTTGTAACCATTGTTATTCGACTATTTCTAAAGATATTCTGGCAGATGAGAGAGAAGACTTGATGACTCCAGACGCTTTTATTGAGGACAGTTCAATTGATGAATGATTATAGATTTTTAGTTTATGATGATGAGGGGTTAGTGCGTAGGTTTAGATCTAAACAAGAAGCTGAATGGTTTATGAACAATAAACCTGAGTTAACTTTAAAGACTTTACCAAAACCTGAAAACAATCATTATCAGAAATCTTTAGAAGATGTTGGGGAGTGTTTATTTTGAGCCATTTTATTCACAATGAGCGTTGCCCTAAATGTGCTTCTCAAGGTAATGATAAAACAGGAAACAACCTAGCAGTTTATTCCGATCAACATAAATATTGTTTTGCTTGTGGTTACTATGTTAAAGGTGATATTGTGGAAGAGTATCGTACTCGACATATTAAACCCGTTCACAATACAAAGTTCTTTAGACCTAGTAACGTGATGTCTAGTAAGGCATTGATTTACTTAAAAAAATATGGTTTAACTGATCAAGAGATCAACGATAATTATTTCTGGGATGACTATGGTTATCTAGTTTTCAATGGGGATAAATATCAAAATGCACGTAATTTTAATGAGCAAGGTGCTAAATATATTTCTCGAGGTGTGATCAGAGGAAATGAAAAAATTTTTACTAAAACTAAAAACGTAATTATTGTAGTTGAAGATGCAGTTTCGGCTATAAAAATTAGTCGGGTGTGTTCTAGTGTT